GGCAGATTGTATGTATCTAGCTATTGATAATGCCCTTTCGTGATCGACTTTAGATCAATCACTAATACGGCAATCTATAAATAGATTAGATTCAGAATTAATTTTATTATCAGTCATTTTTGGATTAACAACATCCTCAAATTTATAATAATATCAAAACTTAGGTTTGTAAGAATTTAAGAAACGAGGTTTCATAAATATCTCTCATTCCTGAGTATTTGTAATATTATTTAAATAGAGGTCAAGGCTTCCCCCCATAAAGTTACAACCATCCTTATTACAAGGATGTTGATTGTATAATCAATGGAAGGGTCTGGTTCACAACTTCGATTCCACATCAATATATGCAGGTTTATTCCTGAACATTTTGGTTAAAGAATCAATGTCTTCACACCTTAAGTCATCTAAATCTTGAGAAACATCATCAATAACAAATTGATTGTTTACTCAATATTTAACTAACAAGGATTCAATGCGCTCAATTTTTGAGGTCATTGCAATCCATAAAGGTGTAGACATCATCATATCCTGAACTTCTTTAGGAATAGATAATCATCTATCCTGGAAGTTAGTGTATAATGATGCCTCTTTATAGACATTTTGAAGTTGACTCATAGTAGTTAATAAACTATTATAAGAATCATAAGCCTCCTTAACCATTCCTAATCTGAATAAGCCCTGAAGAAATTCAGGGACATATTGTTCACTAGGAACTATACTATTATTATCTTTAAATTTATGGACTATAAATGAACGAAGTTCATCATATGTACATAAACCAAAGGTATAACGTATAGTATGGTTAAAATCATACAAGTATCTTTTCATAGAAGAAAACGATTTAATTCGATTTCTCCATGGAAGACCTTGGTACAATTTACAAACTAAATCTAAGACAGATATAGAATTAATTGGTAATTTCCTAAAATAATTAAATAATTCTAAGTAAACTAACTTAGGATGTTTAAAATTTAAGAGAATCCCTTTCAAAGGTATACCTGTGACTTCTTTACCATTTTTGATTCATCTTTTTGCAAATTCATACGTATCTTTAGATACATGTGTTTTATGCATAGAGATATCAACCCCTAATCTTGTCATCACTTTTATATACTCTTTGGCAACTTTATTATTTTTAATAACAATATCGTCACCAATAATTATATAATCGTGAAAATCACTTAAACCGACTCTATGAGCGGCAAAAGCAACTACAAGATGATGGGTAATAGTAAAGGCTGCCCAAC